TGGTCGGCAACAGCCGCATGTACGGCAACAGCAGTATGCACGGCAACAGCAGCATGCACGGCTACAGCAGCATGCACGACTACAGCAGCATGGTCGGCAACAGCAGCATGACCGGCAACAGCAGCATGACCGGCGGTGTTTTACATGCGGGTAAACACAGGTGGACAGCCGTATGGTGTCATGCTGAAGGTTATTCTAAATTAATTTGCGACATTGACGGTGTAGCGTGGGTAGGCGCAGGTTGCCGTTGGTTCACACTTGCCGATGCAATCAATCATTGGGAACGTAAACGTGAATCACGACCCATTACGGTAGCGTGTTTGGAAGGTGCCAAAGCCATCGCTGATCATCACAAGTTGAGGTACGATCAATGAATCCCAACCTAACAACATTGGAGAAGCGTGGAGTAAAATGGATAGCGAGAGCCAAAGCGCGCCACGGTGATCGCTTTCGTTACAACTACGCCACTTACCGCAGCGCGCATGAGAACACAACGATCACTTGTGCAATTCACGGCGACTTTATAATGCGCGCTCAGCGCCATATTGAGTCACCACTCAATTCCGGTGGTTGTCTTGGTTGTCTTAAATCAATTACTCAATTCAATTTGGTCAAAAAATCGAAAGCTATTCACGGTGATAAATTCACGTATGACCGATTCAAAGCAGACGAGTGGCAAACTAAAGCCACTTACACTTGCACGAGTGTTAATTTTATTACCGGCGAGACGCACGGCGACTTCAATACGTCGCCCATCAACCATCATCAGTCACCCAACGGTGGTTGTCCGAGCTGCCGACAAATTCCGCATCACATCAAATGGCTCAAGGATGCTGCTACCGCGCACGGTGATCGATTCATATACACGAGAGCTAATTACGTCTCACGGTGTAAGAACGTTATGGTTGTTTGTCGCGATCATGGTCCGTTTGCAGTGAAGGCACGTCACCACGCGGAGTTGAAAAACGGTGGTTGCCCACGCTGCGTCAAAATATCAAGGGGGAGATGACGATGACCGATAGAGAATTGCGTAAGCTACTTAAGGTTCATCGCACCAGTAGGCGTCAATATTACAAGCACGCATTAGCGCTGCTGGAATTGGTTAAAATTCACAATCAAGAACTTGAGGCCATCAAAGCTGAAGTAGTCGAGCGTAAAAATAACGGCACACTCACGCCTGCAATGTCCAAACATATCCGTAGTGAACTTGACCGCAACCCCATAGGAATAGATGACGATGACCGCAACTGACGTTTGAACAATCTCCAGTCACCCTATACACTGACCGACCGCCACTACAATGAATAGTAATGAATGAATGGCACTCAACTAGCCAACGCAGGCATTTCAATATTTCCGCTGACGGCCAATCGAACGCCTAAAGCGGGCAGCAACGGTTTCAAGTCAGCCAGCCCAATACCATCCAATACCGACTTTACCGGCATCGCCGTACCAGTAGGCGTTACCATCATTGATCTCGATACCTACAAATCGCCCGCGCTCACCACTACGGCCATTGACACCCTCTTCGGTCATGCACTCAACTGGCAAGCGGCCCATCTTCAGAGCACATTGCACGGTGGTCAACATTACGCATTTGCGTTGCCACCGGATGCGACCATTCATCAAACCACCAATTGGTTTACTGATATTCTAGGTGAGGGATTCGACACGCGCACCACCGGCAAAGGCTACATTGCCACCGGTCCTGGTTACACCCCCTCACCTGACGGTCTAGGATTGCTCAAGCTCGCCACGCCGTCAATGCTGCCGGTCCTGCCGCCAATGGCCGTGATGATGCTTACTAAGCCGTCAGCGCCATCTCCTGAAGCCTCAAGCATATTGACACCCGACCAACCACCCACCATTTACTGCCATGACGACATCGTTGAAATGCTCACGTTCATACCGAGCACTCGTGGCTATACCGGTTGGATGGCGGTCGCTGCTGCATTGCGCAACCATTACTCCAGTTCACCCGAGCAAGGCTTGCAAGTGTTCGATGCGTGGTCAGCCAGTGCCACAGACGACAGCTACAAAGGCAGCGCCGATGCCAGCCGTCAATATTACGCACTGTCACCCGAGCCTAAATCGGCTGACGTACAACCGATCACCATTGGCTCACTTGTATGGCGTGCACGTGGTCAAGGCTACAAACCAACGGCGGCAATAGAACGACTCCAGCGATCGACCATGACTGACGCGCCGCAACCCTTCATGCCACCGGCGCTATCTACAGAACATGTCAGCACCGACACACCTGACACATTGGTCGGCACCGCGCAGTCATTTCGGGACAGTGTTGATGACTACATGGCACAGACCAATGACTACACTGAAGCGCTGGACACGTTGATCGAGATGGTTAATTCGTTGGGAGGCAACCCATCGGCTATGAGTAAGTTGCAGCGTACTATTCGTGACACTGAACTTGAAGACGCAGACCGTCACGTACTGTCGGCATTACTGTACGCTCGTGGCAAAGACGTTGGTATTACCGTCAGCAAGTCAGCCATCATTGCGGCCATCATGCCCGTGCACGGCAATACTCAATCGTTAGGTGGGTTAACATTTCCTGACATCACCACCACTGGTAAACCTAAAATGACGGTTGAAAATGTAGAACAACTACTTAATCATTACGGTATTGTCGTTCGTTACAATCGTATGACAAAGCAGATTGAATTCAGCGGCAATGTCATCCCTGACGTAAGTGAAAACAGCTACTACACTGAAATCATTTCCAAAGCCAACCGGCACGACATTCAGCTTACCAACGGCATACCCAGAAAGTTAGATGCCATCGCTGAGAAGAATCAATATCATCCTGTTCAAGATTGGCTGGTCGCTAACAAGCCCTGGGCCGGTGGGCACTCACTCATTGCTCAATTAGCTGACTGCATACCCACTGCCAACCCTCAATTCAATCGCATCATGATAATGCGTTGGATGATCGGCGCGGTCGCTGCTGTCATGAACGAGCGTGGTGTTAAGTCCAGCGGATTGATCGTGCTGCAAGGTGGTCAAGGTATTGGTAAAACCAGTTGGTTTAGATCACTACTGCCTGATCCGACATGGGGATTGGATGGCGTCGCTGTCAACCCTGAGAACAAAGATTCAATTATGACGGTGTTGATGTATTGGATGTGTGAGCTAGGTGAGCTTGACGCTACCTTCCGACAGTCAGCTATATCATCGCTCAAGTCGTTCATCACTACCGACACTGACAACTATCGAGCACCTTACGATCGCCGCGCTATTCAACATCCGCGTCGTACAGTATTCATGGCCACCGTCAACAGCCGCAACTTCCTTCATGACCCTACTGGCAACCGGCGTTTCTGGACTATCCCATGCCTGGGCGAAATTAATTTCAATCACGGTATTGATTTGTCGCAGCTATGGGCCGAAGCCTACGCTTACTATCTAGCGGGCGAGCAATGTTATCTTACGGACGCTGAGTCATCCAACCTCAACAGCGTCAACACCGCGCACACCGATCAAGACCCAATGATCGATAACTTCACTAAATTCTACAGCGTCACGCCCGACCCTGGCACTACTCAACAAATGCTCACGTCGTCAGCAATACTCAAAATGTTAGGCTACGACAAACCCACACAACAAGATTCACGACGCCTGCAAACCGCACTGTCACAACGCTTCAAGCTCGAACCTAGAATGCTAGCGGGTACGCCAGTGTTCGACGTGTACTATCGTGAACCAACATTACCACTGCCATGAGAGTACTGATAGGGTGTGAGACAAGCGGTGTTACTCGTGAAGCGTTCCGAGCGTTGGGTCATGACGCTTACAGTTGTGACTTGCTATCGAGCGATGACAACAGTCCTCATCATTACATAGGTGACGTTCATAATTATGTTCACCTGGATTGGGACTTGATCATCATTCACCCGACGTGCACTAAATTATGTGTTAGTGGTAATCATGTGTACGCGGCTGGTAAGCCTCGACATGACGAACGATTGCGAGCCATTGTAGAAACGGTCGATCTATTTTATCTGTGTAAATTCTGGTGCAAACGTGTAGTGATGGAAAACCCAATCGGTGTGCTAACTACTCAAACCTATGCACCATTGCCCAAACCTCAATACGTACAACCTTATCAATTCGGTGATGATGCCAGCAAGAAAACAGCGCTATTTATGCACGGTCCCATCGAACATCTCACACCTACAAAGCGTGTGCCTGGACGCATAGTTGGTAATGCTGAACGATGGTCTAATCAAACTGATAGCGGGCAAAACAGATTAGGGCCGTCAGACGATCGATGGAAAGAACGCAGCCGGACATACGTCGGTATTGCCAACGCGCTCGCCACTCAATTATTACCTATCCCGACCAACGGTACTGGCGCGCACTCATCCGGTTAGTTATAGTTGAGTCGTATTAAATCAAGGGCAGGAACCATTATGAAAATATGCTCGTCATGCTCGAAGTTAAAGCCACTTGATGATTTTCATAAACATTGCAGGAAACGCGACGGTCTTCAATCATTATGTAAGGTGTGCAGCACTGTGTCGTCAGTTAAATCTAGGGGCGGTGGTGTCGAGTTCAGGCAAGCGGTCCAGAATGTTCGAGTGCGCCATGGCGAACCAGCGGTCACACCGCGCACTGCCGATAACGAAGCGGATAGGAACGCCGCACTGACCGCTAAGCGTCGACGTGTTGAGGAAATGATAGATGAGAAAGCTGACAGCGAATGATATCGCTAATTTTCACAAGGAAGTTGATACCGTGCGACAAGGCAATCGCCGTTCCAGTGATCGAATATTTACACCGTCACTGCCCAAAGGTTTTAACATAAGCCATATACCGGCAGCACCGAGGAAGATATCGAAATGACATTTTATATTGAAGCTGCATTAGTTGGCACTGGAACGGCGATCGCTATTGCCGCACTTGCAACCATCGTGTGGCGTGATTGGAGAGGACAATGATTAAACAACTACCATCAATAATATTCACGGCAGGTATTGCCGCATGTATGAGCGTGAGGTTTTTACCGTGAACACAATACTAGATGAATGGGATACGCTTTACGCTAACAGTTTGATAGACTCTGAACTTGTCGAGCTGCTAAAGAAAACGTTCCACGCTGGCGCTTTAGGAATGATCACCATTCTGGATAGGTTAGCCGAGGAAGGCATCAGTCCAGAAGCGGGCAATGCAATACTCGAAAGTTTACGATTAGAAATTGATCAGGAGTTATCAAAATGAGCGAAATTTACGTAGCAGGAATTATCTTCACATTTTTATTCATGTGTTCGAAAGTTGAGCGCGACAGCCACTTCTCATCGGTTATGTTTGGGGTCACAATGATGCCTTTGTTATGGCCGTTAACACTAATAGTGTGGTGTATAGCGAGCCTTGATGCTGATGAATAACGAACGAATTAACGATGCGATCCTAACGCTCAATGTCGCACGTGATCATCAGTTTTATGTGGGGTCGTGGCAAGTTATAATGACCGCCCACAAGGCAAGACAGCGAGCGTCATCAATGACCGTCGCGTGCGTTGGTGGTCACATTGCTATGTCAGATTCTTTCAGGTGTGACGGTGGTGAAGTAAACGCTGATACCGGCGCTCCGATGTTTGACGGTCATGTTGGTAGTGACGCTATAGCGTGTTGGTTAGATATCGACATCGTTACCGCACGAAAGCTGTGCTATAAGCATGAGAATAGTCACGCTTACTATGGTAGTGTGCCCGCCCACTTGGTCACTCCGCAAATGGTGATCGCTAAATTGAGAGGGCTAATAGAATGATGATATCAACACTACTGCTAGCTAACGCGCTACTGTCATGGGAGATACCAACGCTGCGAGAGGATGGTGTCGCATTACCGATCGAAGAGGTCAGCCATTACAATGTGCAGATGGCACCGATGGGCACGACGCTCACTATCGAAGACCCACGCACCACCAAACTTGATCACACGGTCGTTGTTGACGAACCTACATTAGTCACCTTCACGATGACCACGACCGACACTGACGGTAACGTTAGTGCATTGAGCAATATGGTAGCCAAGTTGATCAATCCTATTGTCCTGGCACCGCCCGTACCTGTAATGGGGGTGACGTATGCCGACGCCAACTAAATCCAAAGTGGTCATTGCTACAATCGCTATCATTAGTGGTGGTGGGTTAGCTACACCAGTGCCCGTCACACTGCCGTGCGCTACCATTGAGTACACCACTACCGCAGCGCCAGTACCTTACCGTAACCTGGGCGAGCTGGGAGGCATCGAAGCGGCCATCAGTGTGGAAGGTTCAATTGTGCGGGAGCAAATCAAGTGGTGGTTCCGACCGCAAACACCGATCAAGGCGTGCATCACTACCACATTACCGCTGTTGCAATTGATTGATAACGAAGTCACGGTCGAGATTAAAATACGATCGTTCGCTATCGACTACAATCGCGACCGTGTGTACTCGGAGTACAGCGAACCATCAACCATCACTTACGCTGCGTTGGAGTTATTGTGAGTACTAATGCAACTTAGACCTTACCAACAAGACTTAGTCGACGACATTTACGATCATTGGGATAACGGCGCTCGCAATGTGTGCGCCGTGCTCGCTACAGGCGGTGGAAAATGTCTTTGGGTGAATCAAAACGTCATGATGTACGATGGTACAGTCAGGAAGGCTGGTGAACTGAAGGTTGGTGATTTGCTTTTAGGTGATGATAACAAGTCACGTACAGTAACAAATGCCGATCTGGGGTACTCAACGATATATAAAATTCAACCCGTGAAAGGTAAGGCGTGGTATTGCAATCAAGGTCACATACTTTCATTGGTCTGCAACGCTAATGTTAATAAGCGTTTTACGAAAAACTCACGGCACGATATAGGTTTACAGGAATATTTGTCACTACCCAAATTCATAAAGCATGTTCTGAAACAGTACGCTACAGGTTTTGAAGGATGGGAGCATTCCGACCTTTGGAAGTATGATCCTTACATGATTGGTTTATGGTTGGGCGGTGGAACTACTAAAACGCCTGAAATAACAAATGCTGATTTCGAAATTCACCATTACCTTGAGCAATTTTGTCACGATAATAATTTAAAGCTTCACCGCAAGAAGATTAGAGAAGGTGATTGCCCTACATTTTCAATCTCATCAGGGAAGGGTGCAAACCCCAATCCTTTTCTTAATTTTTTACGTGATCATTTCGGTCTAGGTTCTCAGAAAGTGATACCTCATTACGCCATAACGGGGTCGGTCGAACAGCGGCGAAGCCTGCTCGCGGGAATTCTGGACACTGACGGTTATTACCATAACGGGTCTCACGAAATATGTCAGAAGCATGCGACTGTGGCTGATGGTATTGAAACCATAGCTCAAAGTTTAGGGTTCAGAGTTTTAAGGTCTGTAAAAATTGTCAACGATGTCGGCTACCATAGATTGAGCATTACAGGTGACTGGTCTGATATTCCATTTTTAGTCGAGCGTCGAAAACCTCATAACCAAAAACCCAACAGAAACCTATTGAGGACAGGATTTACGGTGAGCGAGGTTGGTCAAGACTTCTATATGGGGGTCACCGTAAATGGTAATAGTAGATTTTTACTTGATGATTTTACCGTGGTGCACAATACCATCGTGTTCGCTCACATCATGATGAATCACAAAGGTGCAGCCGTTGCCATTGCCCATCGTCAAGAGCTGGTCATGCAAATATCGAGAGCGCTCGCCAGTTACGGCGTTACTCATAAAATTATCGCACCGGACGGTGTACGCAAGTTAATAATACGTGATCACATCGATCGGTTCGGTCGCAGCTATTACGATCCGCAAGCACGACACGGTGTGATCGGTGTCGCAACGCTTAACGCTCGTGCTCATGAACTGCAATCATGGTTACGATCGATCACACTATGGGTACAAGATGAGGTGCATCATTTACTGGAAGCTAACACTTTCGGTAAAGCCATTGCTCACATGACTCACCCTCAATGCCGTGGGTTGGGGGTGACCGCCACACCAACGCGCAGTGACGGTCAAGGATTAGGCCGTGCAACCGACGGATTGATGGACGTATTGGTTGAGGGTCCAGGTATGCGCTGGCTGATCGATCAAGGCTACCTGAGTGACTATCGTATTGTCTGCCCACCGTCCGACCTGGATGTCAGTCAAGTTGAGCAAGGCAGTACCGGCGACTTCAAAGCTAAGCAATTAAAAATCGCTGTACGTAAGTCTCACCTGATGGGCGATGTGGTTGAACACTACAAGCGATTCGCGATGGGTAAGCGAGGTGTCGTATTTGCCACCGACGTTGAAACCGCTGACGACATGGCCGCCCGTTACAATAGCGCTGGAGTTCGCGCCAAGTGTGTTCACGCTGGTACGCCAACGATCGAACGTGAAGGTGCAATCAAACAGTTAGCTAATGGCGCGCTCGATCTATTGGTCAACGTCGATCTATTCGGTGAGGGTTTCGATCTGCCCGCTATTGAAGTGGTTATTATGGCGCGGCCTACATTTAGCTACGGACTTTTCGTGCAAATGTTCGGTCGTTCATTACGCACATTGGAAGGTAAGTTAATGGCATTGATCATCGATCATGTTGGTAATGTCATGCGTCACGGTCTGCCCGACAAGCCTAGAATATGGTCGCTCGATGCGCGTGAGAAGACACCAGCGTTTGTTAACCCTGACGATGGGATACCGTTGCGCTACTGTGTGGAATGCACTCAGCCTTACGAGCGTACCTACAGCGCGTGCCCGTACTGTAAAACAATTCACATTCCGCAAGGCCGCGATCGAATTGAGTTCGTTGATGGTGACTTACTTGAACTGACTCCCGCTGCTTTGGCCGCGATGAGAGCTGACGTTGAGCAAGTAGATTTGCCAGCGAGCGTCACACGCGATAATATGTTGGCCGCTGGTGCTCCGACAGTAGCGGCCTACAGTGCCGCTAAACAGATAACACTAAAACAATTAGCGCAACAGTCATTACGAGACAACATTTCATGGTGGTCAGCTTTCCAAATTCAGCACGGTCGTTCAACGAGTGAGCAATACAGAATGTTCTACCTGCTGTTCGGTGTGGACATAATGACCGCCCAAACATTAGGTAAGCCCGCCGCGTCACAACTCAACGGTCGTGTTAGCGAATATATAATGAGGATGTGTGAATGAAAACAATTATCGCTGGAAGTGTTCGACTGGCGCGACATTAAAGGAGTGATTCAATGAACTTTAAACACTTTGTAAAACTATCAAATGAGTACAGTCAATTACTATTACTGCTTCGCGAGCATGAGGAACGTGAGAATGATGCAGCCAAACTGATGAGCGAAAGAACGCCGAACAAACGGTACAGACATGGATGGATAACTACGATCGCGACCTGCCCATGACCGCTATGGCGTTTCAAGACATGTCTCGCGACTATCAAGCTACATTAGATTCAAATGCTGAAGACCTAGAGAAGCTTGAGGAGTTAAAACAAGATGTTGAGATATATAAGGATAGCGTTAAGTTCAATGTTACCGATCTTGCCAAGTTTAAAAAATTCATTGAGGGTCACGATTGGACAACAGAATTATGACTAGCGAAGCGAACGTCACTAAAGATTTAAGATTGATGGCAGCACAGCAGGGTTGGGTGCTATGGAAGAATAATAGTGGCGCGGGTCAAGATGACAACGGCAACTTCATCAGATGGGGATTGGCTAACGACTCGGCGCAAATGAATAAGACAACTAAGTCGAGCGATCTGATCGGTGTTCGACCTGTATTGATCACGCAGGAAATGGTCGGTCAAACGCTGGGACAATTCGTAGCGCTGGAGTGTAAACATTCCGACTGGCGGTATAGCAATTCACCACGCGAACAAGCACAATTAAAATTCATTACCATAGTTAATGATCATGGCGGCATTGCTGCCTTTACAACTGGAGCACTACCAACATGAGTAACACACTAACAATTAACCTTGACGATCTAAGCTGTAGCAAGGCAGCAATGCTAAAGCAAATGATCGACGTGGCCGTCAACACACAACCGATCGTTGAACAGGTGATCACTGACCTACCACCGCCTGATACTGAAGTCACGGTGGTGCCGGTCGTTGAGATGCCACCACCTGAAACTGAAGTCATGGTGGTGCCGGTCGTTGAGACACCGCCTACAGTAGTTTTAACTGACGGCGACGTTGACAGCGCTGGTGTTGCGTGGGATGAACGATTGCATGCGGGCACTAAGACTAAGAAAGCCGATGGTACCTGGAAGAAACGTAAAGGCGTCAAGGCGGCTGACGTTGCAGCAGTGGCCGCTGAGCAAGTCGCACCCGCACCGGCAGTAGCAGCAGTACCCGACATTAACGCGGCAGCAGCGGCCTCACAGCAAGCGCCAGCGGCCTCACAGCAAGCGCCAGCGGTGGCCGTAGCACCCGTCGCGCCTGTAGCACCGGCAGTACCTGGGGGCGATGCATTAACGTGGCCTGTGTTCCTTAGCAAAGTAACTACGTCCGGTAAAGGTGATCAAGCAACCCTGGCTGCAATGGCGACCGCGTTGGGCTTAGGTCAATTTGCTGATCTGGTTAGCCGTCCTGATCTGTTGCCCGCTGCGCTCATTACTCTCGGGCTTGAGTAATGTCCCACTCACCATTACTAGCGCCTAGCAGCGCTGCTCAATGGGCGTACTGCGCGGCGTCACCGACAATGACGTTGCAACACGGTCTGCCTGACAAGCCGGAAGATACCGCTGATGGCACCGCTGCGCATTGGGTATGCAGTGAGACATTATTGTCGTTCAAGGACAACAGTGAGAGTGTGAGACTGCCTCATAGCTTTGTCGGTGAGATTGCACCTAACGGCGTGGTCATTACTGAAGAGATGGCTGACGGCGCTCAGATGTACACTCGTGACGTGCTGAAGGTGTGCAATGACAATGGTCTGCTTAGATCGCTGGTCGTTGAAGAACGTACCGACATTAGTCTCGTGCATGATCAATGTTTCGGTACGCCTGATGCGTGGGTGTACGATGTTGCGAACAACGTTCTATATCTATGGGATTTTAAGTTCGGCTTTCGCAGTGTGGATGCGTTCGAAAATTGGCAGATGATATTGTACGTGATCGGTGTATTACCAAAGCCGCAAGCTGAGTACATTCGCCGCATCGTGGTCAACGTTGTAGCACCACGATCGTTCTATGACGGTCAAGGTGCCTTTCGTAAATGGGAGTTCGACAGTGAGAAACTGAGAGCTTACGTCAACATTCTGCAAGCGGCAGCGCACAACGTCATTAACAATTTCGATAAGGCGACAACGGGACCGCATTGCCGTGACTGTAAAGCACGTCATGCATGTCCCGCCTTCCTTGATGTGAGTGCTGGTGCTGCTGATTTCTCGACCACGCAGATAATTCCGCTCACTAACTTGACGGACCCACGAGCGATGGCCTACGAGAAGCAAGTACTTGAGCAAGCGATGGAAGTAATCAAGGGTAGATTGTCCGGCGTCAATGAGTTCATTGAGAATGAATTGCGCAACAACCGTCCGGTCCCTGGTTACAGCCTCTCACCCACGATGGGCAACCGTACATGGACTATGAGCGATGCTGAGATGATCGCGATGGCCAACATGTTCGATGTTGATCTGAGCGAGAAGGTGAAAGTATGCACACCTGCACAATCCGACAAACGGTTATCGAAAGCTGGCGTCGATAGTGCTACGCTAGAACCGTTCATTACTAGAAAAATTACCGGTCATAAATTAAAGAAGTCTGACCCTAATCAACTAAGACGAATCTTAGACAATCACGAAGGAACATAAATCATGTCAGAAGCAATTGAGTTTGTATCACCAGTCGGACGTTGGATTCAGGGTAGCATCTGGACCCCCAACACCACCGACAAGAAAGGCGCACCTTTAGTGTTTAAAACTGGCGCTAATGCCGGTCAACCGCGAGAAGATTATTACTTCGGCATAGCCATCGCTAAAGATAATCCCGACCTTGGCGCATTCTATGCACTGTTAACACAAGCGGCACAGTCGTCATTTCCTGGCGGTCAGTTCAACCTTCCAACATTCCGGTGGAAATTTCTGGATGGTGATACAGCACTGACGGGTACTGGCCAGCCTTACAATCAGCGCGAAGGGTTTGCCGGTCACTTCGTGTTTCAGTTTGGTAGCTCATTCAAACCTACTGTCTACGCTCAAGATGCCGCGAGTGTCATGATCGACCCCGCGTCAGTTAAGCGTGGATACTTTGTTCGAGTCATTGGCAACGTTGCGGGTAACGGTGATCCGGCTGACCCTGGATTGTATCTAAATCATAATTTTGTTCAGTTCATGGGCTTCGGTCCTGAGATTCATTTCGGTCCCGATGGCGCGGCATTATTGGCAGCAGCTCCAGTGGCTCACATGCCAGTCGGAATGTCAGCAGCGCCCATTGCTGGTGCTATACCCGCAGCGCCAGTGATACCTGGAGTAGCACCCGTAGTCCCTACGCAAGCGGCACCTGTGCTTGGTGCGCCAGCGGCAGTTGCTGCGGCACCTGTGGCCGCTGCGATCCCTACTGCACCGGTTGCTGCTGTTGCTGGCGTGGTGCCTGGGCAACCTAACCCTGCGATCTTAACGCCTGGAGTGCATGGGATACCTGGGCAATAATTAAAGGAGTAATGTATGTTCGGTGATTTTATAGAGGAATGGAGGAGCGTGCAGGAGCACGTTCACGCCACCGCCCACAGTAAAGGCTGGTGGGATCAGGAGGATGGCCCACGCAATCAGGGTGAGATGATCGCCCTTATGCACAGTGAATTGAGTGAAGCACTCGAAGGTTTACGTGCGGGCAACCCACAAGACCACCATTGTGAGCATTATAAAAATGTGGAGGTTGAGTTAGCCGACGTGATCATTCGCATTATGGATTACGCTGAAGCTTACGATCACGATGTGTCAGGTGCGGTCATTGCGAAAATGATGTACAACGACAGTCGCGATCACAAGCATGGAGGTAAAGAGTTTTGAACCTTCCAGTGATTGACGAAAGTTGGCTCAAGTTTCAATCAGCGATGGCGAGTCGTTCAACTCAGCGTGATCTCAAGATGTGCAAGCTGGCATTTGAGTACGGTGTTAACGCGGCATTAATGGAAGTCGCCAGTGGCACTTGCCCATCACAACTCGCGGAAGGTATGACGGAGAGAATTAATGGGGAGTCCTAAACCGACAGCGTTACAAGGTCAAGTTATCAGACTAATGGCTGAGCTTAAATACAAGTTCGCGTATAAAATTGCGATCCCGCCTGACAGTGCCGACAAGACATTGCTCGTGTTCATGGATGAAAGCTATACCATAATGCAAGATGCTAACGATGATGTCATGGTGATCAATGATGGCGCTGCGATATTGGTGGCCGACATGTACAGCGCTATAGGGTATTGCATCTCGGACGCATTGCGTAAAGCTCACACGCCTAAGTTGATAATGCTCGATGGCAAGGATGCGTGATGAAAGCCACACTTGAAGTAACACCCACTACAGTAGTTGATATTATTCAGTATTTGAACGAGCATCAAGAAGATATAGCTGAAGGTGTTGATGACTTTCACTTGTTGAGGTCAGTGTTCACCGACATCATTGGTGGGCCACCAAAAGGCTGCAATGCTGAGTCTTACGTTAGCTTAGAGGATGACCCATGGTGAGATCAATACGCAAGTGGTACATCCAGACAATTACTGTGAGGTAGGCTACGTTGAAAGTATATGACATAGAGACATACCCTAACATCTTCACTTGCACGATCGAAGATAACGTATGGGAGTATTCACATCGGCGCAATGATATGCCGTTGCTCATGGAATACCTTCAACATCTCGCGGCCACTGACGATCGTATGGTCGGGTACAACAATTTGCACTTCGACTACCCTATCATTCACAAGATGATCGAGTGTAATGGTGTGTGCGATATTGACTACTCGTACAAATTGGCCGATTGGATCATCAATCAGTGCAACGATCGTGAGCACATGCCGCCACCGTGGGACATCAAGATCAGACAGGTCGATCTATTTAAGATTCACCACTTCGATAACATGGCCCGCAGCACCAGCCTGAAAGCATTGGAATACGCGATGCGCTCTCATTCAATTCAGGATTTACCGTTCCCTCCTGGTACGATATTGACTGAGCCTGAGATGGACATGTTGATTGAGTACAACAAGCACGACGTGAACGAAACTAAAAAGTTTCTCGTTGAGAGCATGGATCAAATTAACTTTCGTGATGAGCTGAGCGAACGTTACGATCATGACTTCACCAACTATAACGACACGAAGATTGGTAAGAAATTTTTCATCATGCGATTGCAAGATCACGGTGTGAAATGTTTCGACGGTAATAAGCAACCCATACAAACTAAACGCCCGACCATCAACCTTGCCGAAGCTGTGTTTCCATACGTCACATTCGATCATCCTGAATTCAAACGCATCCACCGTTGGTTCCAGTCGCAAACCATCACGCAAACGAAAGGCGTGTTCGACAATATAAATTGTGAAGTGAACAGCTTCAAATATGTGTTCGGTCTTGGCGGCATTCACGGCAGTGTTAAAGGTGAGTCGTTCCACTCCACCGATGACACAATGATCGTTGATATCGATGTCGCCAGTTACTATCCGAACTTAGCTATCGCAAATAAGATTTACCCCGCTCACCTGGGCGAAGAGTTTTGTAAAATATACAATGACGTTTATGAACAGCGTCGCGGTTATGCGAAGGGTACTGCTGAGAATGCCATGCTGAAGCTGGCGCTCAATGGCGTGTACGGTGACAGCAACAGCAAGTACTCACCGTTCTATGACCCACTGTACACGATGGCCATTACGATCAATGGTCAACTGTTGTTGTGTATGCTCGCTGAGTGGTTGGCGGTTGAAATGATTCAGATCAACACTGACGGCATGACCATGCGAATACCTCGTAGCGATTACGCTCGCGTCAAAGATGTGTGCAAACGATGGGAACAATTCACACTGTTAGAACTTGAACATGTTGAGTATGATTCAATGTTCGTTCGTGACGTGAATAATTACGTTGCGATCGGTACTGACGGGAAGGTGAAATTGAAAGGCGCTTACGAACATGATCGGCAGTGGCACCAGAATCAATCAGCAATGATCGTACCTATCGCTGTCGAACAGTTGCTAGTGAATGGTGTTAGCCTGGAGCACACTATATTGAATCACACTGACATATTCGACTTCTGCTTAAGAGTTAAAGTTCCACGTAATACAATATTGAAGCTGGGCGACCGTGAGATTCAACGTGTCAGTCGTTACTACATTACGCATGAGGGTGACTATCTGACTAAGATAATGCCGCCCCCTAAAGGCATGAAGATTGGCGACTACAAAAAAGCGAACGGTGTGACTAATGCGATGTATCACGCTGTCAATCAAACAGGTGTTCACGTTGAGGGTATTCACACTAAGAACGAGTCGATCTACGCTGACTCCACTGAAGCAATCGACAGTGGCTGGCGCGTGACCGAATGCAATAACATGATCGATGCGATAGAGCCGATCAATTACAACTATTACTTACAGAAAGCTAGAGAACTAGCGGAGGCTACAGGTGGTTATACTTCAGACGCACGCTAAAAAGCGCGGCAGTGATGATTGGGGTCAAGGACATTTCGGCGCAAGTCGTGGTGGCCGCTTACATAACGGGCAAGACTATTTAGCGGATGTTGGCAATGCGGTCGTGTCACCATTCTATGCGACCGTTAGCAAGATTGGATTCCCGTACAGCCAAGCTGGACCTAGCGGGCATTACACGCCTGAACAAAAGTCACGGTTCCTGGCAAAGCGTGGAATGCGCTATGTCGAATTGGACATTGGTCAACAGACTAAAGTTCGTTACTTTTACGTATCACCTCATCCGAACGCAACAGTCGGCAGTCATGTCAATATGGGTGATGTGATCGGCATGGTGCAAGACTTGGATGCTGTGTACGATGGCATGCCGCTTCACGTCCATGCTGAAGTGTGGTTGGAAGGTAAACGAATTAATCCCGACGAATGGTGGTTGAATAGAATCAATGCTTAGTTATACTCACTACATGGACAACGACACGATAGTACCTGTAACATTTTTCTCACTAGCCTTCATAGTAATGTGTGGCGCTAACTGGCTTGGCGGTATCACCGCTATTGCCGTTATCGCGTTCTCGTGCTGGTACAACAACCAATGAGCAACAAACACGCGCATTATTATAAGAACGTTGAACATCTCGATACGATCGATGTTTATCGTGTGCTCGAATTATTTAACGTCACTGACCCTTGCTTACAACACGCCATCAAAAAGCTGTTAGTGGCTGGCGGTCGTGGCGCGGGTAAGGATAACGTCAGAGATATTGAGGAAGCTAAAGACAGTCTCAAGCGCTACTTACAGATGCGTGATGAGGATGGCAGCGATGAACACATACCCATCGACAACCTGATAGGCCCGTCCGAAGCGATCGACATGTCTAATGCTTTCGAGATTGAAGTTAATAAAATCACTCGCAACGGACCTATCTATTACACAACTAGAGGTTGGCGCGAGTTGAGTGATCGTTGCACTGACGGTAACGCCGAAGCCTTGCTAACAATGTTCGCTGAACGAAATATTGTCATCATGTGCGATACAGGTGATGACACCATTAAAGCCAAACTAAAGAAGGATTAAAAAATGAACAACAGTAAAATAGTAGCAGCCTATGTACGTGGCACAGCAGTTGCCGACATCAATGCCACCATTGAAGAGATTACCGCCGCGCTCGCTGAGGCCAATGAGACATTGCGATCGGAAGATCAACCCGTTAATCACTTCCCTGATGCTGATGAGTATTGGATTGATTGCAATGCCACTCGCGTCGATCAATTGTTGGGAGGTATGACAGCGACCAACAATGAGAACCGTTCAATTCCGCAGAAGTATATTGAGGAGCTGACCAACATTACAGCACTGGTGGGTGGCAGCAATGAAGCTTGAGATCGGCAAGTGCTACAATGTCGGTCACGACTACGGTGAGTTAGAACTTAACGATATAGTCAAACTCAATGTCGATCCTGGCAACGGCGCAATGGTTCACGTTATACATTGTAATAATGGCGCTGGATATTGGGTAGCACCTCGCCACCTGACTCGCCACCGTACACCATTTGAGAAAGCTCACGGTGATGGCTCATCATTCAGAGTCGTGAATACTCTCACCGGCTGTGGTCTGTTACCTGGAGCTATCGTTGAGTTGGTTACTGACGATGGCGGCTACACTGTTGAGGTTGGACCCGTTGGTTTCAGTGGTGATAATAAATGGATTCAGATAGAAGACCTTGCCGCAATGCTGCCGGTCCCGCCAGTCACTGCCAAACCTAAATTACATTCGCACACTCGTTCGGTATTGTTGACGCAAAAGAAAGCGTTAGAGCGTTCGCTGAAAGCAGGTAACATCAGTGATGCGGATCACGACAATGTTGCTAAAGCGTTAGGTGTGGGGGCTATCACTTATGCTGTCTATGGGCATACGCGTCAATTTACTCAAGGGTCAATCATTGAATCTCAAATGAGTGGCGCACTGTTCGACATTAACACCCGTCTTGGCAACAGCGATCCTATCCCCGCTCGTGATGCTGACAAAGCTCGCGAACATGAGATGCTCATGCAAACGTTTGATAATAGCGCGGCACGTCACGCAATACATGACTCACTTAAACCCATCGTGGGTAAAGCTAACAAGCAAGCCCTTCATGACATGATTGACAGTATGGAAGCATCAGCGCCACGACCATCACGCGAACGTAAGTTTAAAAAGCGTGGCGACTAAGCATCACATGCGTTGCAGCCGTGGCCGTCTCAAAGGATGTGGTGGCCTGAAATGCACCAACCACAGTTGAGGTTATTTTGAGAGATCGAAGATTATTCTTAGTAGTAATTGCACTCACCTACCTTGGAATATATCTAGTAGGTGATTGGGCGCTACAGTTCGTTATTGCGCTCTGAGTTTAGCGTGACGTTCGAGTAACTCCAGTCGCGTGGAATTTTCGACAGTGTGTTTGATCAATGGGACATGACCTTCTGAATTTTTATGGGCTTCGATGTCGCGTTCTATCTTATCCATCGACCCTATCGTGGCGTCATCTAACAATCGCATCTCACGCTGTACATCGGTGTCAACACTTGTGATTCGTTCTCTGTAGTCAGATATCACCCACTCAAGGGTTTTGCGCAACCCTGCGTCGCCCGCTACCGACTGCACCTTAGCATCCAAGATGGTTTGCTGCATGTACATGAATTCAACGTACACCGGTTTCATTGACACATAGCCTATGTAACCAGCGATGGTGAGCAATACACTGATGCCGCCGAATATGGTTTTCCAATCTGACGCATTACCTTGATTGACAGCAGTGGTCAGTTGTTTGATATTGGCGTTAGTATCAGTTTGCCCCTGCGCCAATGCTTTAACATTGGTCGCAAGGACAGACACGTCGCTGTGCAATTTGCTGACTTCACCTTTAAGATCGTCAACCCTTTGCGCGTCATGATCAACCATCAGCTAAAGCCTTCGCTTCTGCCGCCACTTGCAATCGCCGCTTACGATTAATGCGCGCTACTAACTGACGATTGCGCTCGTTCGTGTCTCTCAGCGCGGCGATGGCCTCATCAACGTCCTCTTCTGAAACCTCACCACGACTGAGCATGGCGCTCATCTCGTTCAGCTCAGCAAGGATTTCCAGCGTGGCATTGATGGCCGATACGATACCTAGTGCGCTGCTCATGATTGATTCTCCAGTAAGTCACGTTCTAATTGATCGAGTAGCTTCTTCAATCCCATCAATTCTAACTGACCGTTAGCAGTACAGGTGGGAGTCTCGCACGCATCAAGTAATGTCTCAATGTTACTGAGATCAGTGCCCATACCATCGATCTTATCGAAGTACTCGTTGGCGGTTTCAAAGTCGATCACGTCATTGGCGAACAATCGTGTGACGTTGTTAGACACCACCTCAAGTGATCCCGCTGAAATGACCGCCGTTTGATTGATGGTCGGTGTGGTCGCCAACGGGCATGCTGTCAGCAACAGCGCCATCATGATTGCTAGGATGGGTTTAATCATTGCGCAATCCTCTTCGTGGCATTGAGTCGCCCTTTGATGACGAACGCCTGACCGATGAAGGTGCCGATCATTGTCAACGTCACGGTAATCATGCCCACATCTTCCGGACTGAGCGCATAACCTACCGCGCCAGCAATGGCCACAACGATAGTGACGATCGCGCTAACGATAGTGCTACTGTCGAGTGCGTCTTTAGTTTGATTGTTCATGCTGCTACCTCAAGGAATGAGCCGATACCGGCGTTAGTGACCGTTACGCTGCCAGCTGATGTGACAGTAATGGTCGCGATTATATCAGAACCTGACGTGTTAGCATCATCTTCGTCAATGTAAATGATGGCTTCTACATCGTAAGACTTTTCAGTACCGCCACCTGATGACTCGTATTCCGTCTGAGCCAAGACAGTACCGTTCTGTTTGAGCTTGACAACAATGTCATCACCGTCATTCAATCCGGCTAGTCTAACCTGGGCTTTCACTCGCTTGACGCCTGGGAATTTAGGTCGAACAGTGAAGCTTACAGTGTTCAATTCGCTGTGAGTATCACGACCGGCTGTATTGTACTCAATGGTAGCCTCAACCGTCGTGGTCAATGCTTGAGTCACACCCACAGTGCCCTTGACGAACGTTTCATCATTGTAACGAACGCTTACGTTAGCAGGCGGTGCGGAGCAGAATGATACGAACCATCCTTCAGCCTTATCAACCTCAACACTATTAGCGCCACTGTTAGATGCTGACCCATCGCGCACCACATAATCCATGTCAGTACCGTTACCCAACACGTTACCGATGTGGACAGTATTCTTAGAAGGCTTACGTGTGCCCGCTGAGAACAACACGACAGCTGTGTCAGTGAACGATCCTACCTCACCAACACCCTTGACCACTTCAATACTGATATCATTGTGCTCAACGTCAGTCAGCGCGGTACTGGCACCGAATAGAGCAACCACCGAACGACCGACACTTTCGATCACTCCAGCTTTGATCACGTTGTGCTGCGCCCCATGGGCAAGCTTAATAGCATCGTTCTGGATGTTACGACCACGAACGCCAGTGAACACACCGTATGAGCAGAAAATATCCATCAGCTCACCGATACCGTCAGCGTAAATGCCGTTGATGATTGGACCCTTGCGATCGGCACCACTACTGATACCCGCGATATTAACGCAGTCAGTCTGCTGACCGAAGTCAGTCAGTGCCGTGCTAGTGAGCAATACGTTCTCAGCGCGAATGTTCTCCGCGTATCCTGGTTGTGAGTGAACGCTGCTGATCAGATCATTATCAACTTCGAATACTGTTAGCTGCGGTGTGCCAGTCCAGTAACCACTGCCTTGAGCGTTGCCACAGTTGAGGCCCAACAAGTCACGAACTTTATAGGCACCCTCACCGACACTATTGATCGATACGAAGCCACCGTTACAGCTTGGAATATCCTCAAACGTAAGTCGTTCAATGTCAGCTGGCTTAGTCGCCATACCGCCGAGCACGCGCACCGGATAGATCACAGCATCAGTTGACGCCTGGGCTTTAAATCGAATGCCGCCAATCTTGATACCGTCGATGGCCGTGGCCACCAATACAGCACGGCTGAAGTCATTCTTACTGGCGGTGTGATCGGTGCTGCTGAAGCCGCTGCTCAATAGGAATAACTGAGCCTCACCTTCGCAGTACAATCCTTTACTCAATGCAGCACCCGCGCTAATGGCGTACACCTTGCCGTCAGTCAGTGTGACCGTTTCACCAATGGCGAGAGCCGCTGCCAGTGCGACCGCATCGTCAGTGGCGCCATCAGCCACCGCACCGAATTGATCAACGCTTTTGAATGCCTGCCCTGGGAATTGACCGTGCGCTCGCATGCCACTGCCAGTCAACGCAATGTACCGACCGGCATCAATCGTACCAGTGGCCGCTGTGACCGACGTGTACGTGTTGCCGCCAATACCAGCACCTGACACGTACTCAGCTGTGACCATCGTCAAGCCCAGTCCTACGTGCGCGTCAGCGACCATTGCCGCTACCGTTGCATATTGCTTTGTCTGTCCGGCCACGAGCGCGAATCTAAACGCGGCATTAGGTCCAGCGTCTGTATAAAAATGGCCGTCAGTGTTGATGCCGGTCGCCACGTCAGGTGACGACTCGCCAACCGCTGCCAGTTGCCACTGGAGAGGCGATACACCCGCTGCGCTACTCAGACCACTCACATTGACCAATTCGCCCACAGCGAGCGCTGAGAGGTCTACACCGATCAGATCGTTGAGGTATCTGGTGTCGTATTGACCACGAGCGTTGTATTCGGCCTGGAAGGTCTGACTCGCTAACTTGCCGGTCAACCCGCTCACAGTGATAGATTCCATCGTAACGGCTGTTGTGTCGGCCACGAACGGCGATGTGAAGATGGCCTGATACATTAGTCCAGTAGAGCTATCGTTGATTAGAACGCCACTGATGACATCCTCAGCGGTATTGAAATCGATCGACCGTGACCATGCACCGACAGCCACGTCATAGATGCCGTTTTCAGCGGGCACAGTTTGCGCTGTGACCAGTACTCGATCACCCGCGACCACCGCTACTGAGTTGATAGTTTGCTCAGCCGAGAGTGCAATGTTAGCGGTACTCGCTACTTTACAAGGTGCCTTCGTGCCCTCTTCTGGCGCGTTGCCTAATCGTGTTGTGTATGAGCTTGCCATTACTTGGGTTTCCTTCCTGTTACGAGCATATCGAAGACGCTGAATTCACCGCCCTTCTCTTCATGCTGCGATAAATAATTAAATGGTTTTATGATCTGGCCCGCGCCTGGAATGGGCACGATATCAGTTGCCGCCTTGACTACCTGGAGTGCGACTTTACCTGGGCTATCTAATGCTTTTTCTGGATCACCCGTCACCCCCATCAATGTACCAATAGCGTTCAATCCGTTCGATAGCGGCAGTGTTGCATCATACCCTTGAGTGACCTGACCGGCTACCGATCGAACCATTGGGAATGTACCGAATACAAACGAGGCCCACACTTTACCAGCCCACGCTAGTTCGTCTTCATCATCAGCGGGTTTGCCGCCTACGATCAATTCACTCACAAGCGCTGATACAATCGCCGTGGTAAGGATTGGTTCAATTGCTTCCGCTGGGTTAGCTTTAATGTACGCAGGACTCCAACCGCCTGTTTTCTGATACATGCGTTGGTAGTAGGCGTTGAACCAGCTGCCGAACACAGTGACCATCTTGACCATTTCGCTACGACTGCTTTGAAAGTAATACCCTAAATGCAAGTCGCTGCCCGAGCCGACAGTTTGACCGACTACGGTGTTGGCCAATGATGCCGCCCTACCTTCAGCACTCTTTCGTTCTTTCTTACTTGGCGTTGGATTGTCAGCGTAAAATTCTTCCATCGTTGATTCGTACTTAATCATCCACGTTGGAAAAGCGATCTCAGCGTCAATCATTGTCTGAGCCATGAAGCCATACTCTTGAGCGAATTGATCCACTCGGTCAAACTGACCACCGATTTTAATCTTCTTAAAATGTTCAGCCGCTTCACGGTTGACAGTCGATGCACGTTCCTTCATGAAGTTAGATCGTGACCTAACGAAATCGCGCATCTTTGCGCGCTCCGCTGGATTCAGTGATTTAGTCATCATAGCCGTCAGCTTTCTACGTCCAACGTCTTTACCTGCAACTGGGAGTGACCCTACTTGCTGTAGCACGTTCTTGAGACTGAAAAGCAAATGTTTGTACGTGGCTGACTTGCGAGCGAGTCTGCTGACGGCTGCGATGTCGCGTGAGTAATCTTTATCATTCTGACCTTTAGTGATCGACTTGATATTGTCGACCCACACTTCGTAAAATGCCAAGCCGTGCTTAGCCTGGATTAGATTGATCACCTCCTGGTTGTTGACTAATGGTGCTAGTTTAAAACTGGCTTCAGCCGATGCAATGAAGTGAACGCTGTCGTTCAACGAGCGCGTAATGTTATCCATACTCAGCATGACCGGCAAGCCACCACTACCGACACGAGCGTGAAGTGATCCAGCTTTCGTAGGCATCACACTGTTCATGTTGCCAGCGGCATCCTTCTCGTTCTCAATTTCAATTTTGTACGAGTCGTACATCAGGCGCATGTGACCGCCTTTCATTTTGACACCGTTGATCTCGAACGGCGCACTGTCCAATTTAGGGGGTGATACACCGTAACGCTTGATGCCAGCCTTGCGCAGTTGTGGCCACAGCGACTCGTTTAAATCCCACACCTTATTAACAAGCTCGATTTGCACAGCAGTCATGTCGCTCAATATGGATGCCACGTCAGCGTCGGTCATTCCTTCACCTTCACGAATCGCATCACGACTGCTGTCAGTGCCCCAATACAACGCCATCATAAAACGTTGCTCACTAGTGAACGATGATTCCTTACCGTTCGCTAATACGTAAGTGACGGGATCATTATCGACAATGCCATACTTGTGAACGCTGGTGCCGATCGTCTCACTAAACTGAGCGTACACTTCCGCATTGAGACCTATTTTCGCTTCGTTAATCCCTTCAATAACACGATAGATATGTTCGTCAACCGCGTTACCTTTGTCTTTGAAATCACCCGTCAATCGGCGCGTCATATTCTTGAGGCTGGATAGACTGTTAAAAAAGTGGGCCACATTACGTTTAAGTTCATCGCCACGTTGGCGCTTACCTGGAGTGTGCTTATCTTTACCACCGGCTGCTGCAATCTCGCCCAATATTTCAGCGCGCTTGATAGCGACTTCTTCTCGCGATGATTCCGACAACTGACCACCGATCGCACGCAAGTGCTTCAGCATGGCATCCAATCCTTCCAACTGATCAACCGTCATATCGTTGAACGCTACGAACGGATGGGGTGGTGCTGGATTACCCTGGATGCGTGACTCATGTCGAGCCTTGAGAGCGTCGATCATTACCGTGTCGTACAAGGTGAGGTCTTCGATCGGACTGTCTTGCAGCTGACTCTCGTACCAGTTAAGCAATGAGTCAATTGATTCTTGTTGCGCGACCTTATCCTTGTGATGATATAAATTAGCGGTTTTCTTTAGCGCGCCAATGAACGACGGATCAACGTCACGTTCGTTGTATTTACGCTTCTGAACTTTCTTAACACGTTTGGTAATCTTGTCGATCTTGACTCGCGCATCGGTCGCTTCCTTCCATAAGTAATGATTAGCCAATTGCTGAAGCTTTGCGTTGAACTTCGCGGTGTCATTAGCTGCCATCGCTAATGTTTGCGCCGCTTTAATTTGTGCGCGAAAATATCGATCAGGTCGAATTTCGGATTGCTTCATGCTGCCGATCATACGTCGGGCTTCAGCTTTCAATCGGTCACGGTCAATCTTAGCGTCAGGCTTCAGTGACTGTAGCTCAGCCAGTAATAGTTCGGCACGCTCACCGTTGTGCAATGCTTCGTTTACTTCAGCCGCGATCGTGCCGTCGTTAAGCATGTCGCCGTACTTGTCGAGCATCTGCTGCTGTGCCATATCACGAGCGGCTTTCTCGATGGGTGGCGTCTCGCGAATAGAGTTAATCATTTCCGGTACTGACGTGTAACCATAACCTTCAGCGTACACAGCGGGATCAACACCGCCATCCACTTGCAAGCGATCTTTGATTACGTTCGGAAATACGCCAGTACCCATCGCATCCTTAACCATGCCGCGATTCATCTTGACGGCCACACTGTCGCTGATCAATTGGTAGACTGGCTCGTTCTTTAAGATCACTAAATTGTCAGCCGCTAACGCTTCACGTTCGGTCGCCCATTCAGCACTCTTTTGATTGGTCAACTCACGTATTACTTTCTCAGTGACAGTCATCTCAGCGCGCACTTTAGTTTTGCTGGCGCGCTTTTGGTATGACTCCCACTGGCTATCGGTCATGCCCGCTTGTTCTTTCGACGTGAACAATTGATCGTAGGCTGGATTAGCGGCCATGTAATCAATCTCTTCCTGAGTCGCTAACAAGCGATCGAACACTTCCCTTATGTCATGTGTAAGATCAGCGCGAGAAAGGCGGGGATCAGTAAGATCGCGATAAATATTAACGAGCCATTTACGAAATGAATTAAACGCTTGGCGAAGCTGCGGCGATGGAGATTTTCCCTCACGTAGATACACCTCGAATGATTCAGCAAACTTCTCGTGATGATCGCGAGTCACATCATTGAACGAATCAACACCCATCCAATCCAGCATGGTTTGCTGATCGGTCGTGATGCCGTACTTGTCAGCGAAATGTTTTTCCATCTCAAGAAACAAATGGCCTGACTCATGAACGAAGGTTGACAGATCAGCCGCTTCACCCAACTTAATAATGCGTCGACCATCTTCAAACAGATCGATACTACCGCGAGTACCACCTTGATCGAGTGATTTAATGTACTGATCAATAGCCGCAACGTCGCCCCCTAATTCCTCAATCGCTTTGAGGTCATCAGGGTCGAGCGCTTTACCTAATTTGCCAGCACATGTCTTCAGCGACATTAACGATTGCCCCTGTTCAACATATCGTAAAAGCGTCTGTGACCTTGACGACTACCACTGCCACCAGTACCGATCACAACCGTAGTGAACGCATTCTCACAAACGAACATACCACCGCCTTGAACGTTGCTCACTTTGCTGCCGTAAGCGTAAGTGGTTAGCGGGTTAGCCCACACAGCCTTGGCTTCAGCAGTGGTGTTAACGCCCGCTGTACCACCGTTGACCGATATGGTTAAACCATCAGCGAGTGTGTAGTTGTAGACCACCGTGAGAATATCGCCATGTACATACGTGTGCGAAACAGCTGCCGACACTGGTGACTGACCACTACGCGTTTTCGTTAGCATTACCGTGTTGGCATTTTGATCCAATCTAACATGGAAGTAATCACTTACGCTTGCGCCCTGCAATTCCCACACGACAACATCGGAACCCTTGTCATCATCACTCGCGAACATAGGCGAGAATATGAGAGTACCGTTAATGATGTCGCCAGCGTGAGCGGCAATCGTTCCGTCAGGACCGTCAGTGGCATCACGTGTTATGGCGCTGGCTTCTGTTGGGATTCGACTAGTAGCGTATCCTCCCGACTCTTCCTGATTGTAGTCAACGTTGATAGCGTCACCACTTGTGACAATCCTAAATCCGATTTGAGGATTAGCCACCGTCTGTGGTATTTGCACACGTGTGTACGTACTGGTATTAATTAAGCCAGTGATAGCGGTGTAAGTAGTACCGCCATCGACCGTCATTTCTACAACGCCCGTTCCAGTCACACGCTTGATGTCAGCACTATATGTGCGGAGAGTACTAGCGCTAGTAATGGTTTGGAATATCGTTCCATTACCAGCCGTGGCTGTCACTCTACTCGCGGAGCTTCCAGCACCGTCCAGACCGTTTACAGTTTTAGTGGCGGTAATGTTCGTCTTAACCCACGCAGCGTCCGACATATCGCGAGCGTGAATGGCGCGGTTAGTTCTAACAGGTTCAAGCTGTGTGCCTATGAGCACTGAATCAAGCAACGGCAATGGGTCCGACATGTTGACGTAAGTACCATCGTTCGTGCCTGGAGCAATGGAGTTAACGGCGACTGTTCCGGTTAGTTCGTCTAGTTTGTAGTGTCTATGGGCCGATCCAACAGTGTCTATGAAAAGAACATCACTTATCGCACCTGACCAATTATTACTTGTCCTTGTGGCTATCCTGTCTATGTTCGGATGGGTTGCCCCTATACCAGTTATTTTAATATAGTGATCTTTCAGATCGTTCGGGTAACTAGTAGAGCCGCTTCCATCGACTTCCTCAGTTCCACCGCCGCGTGTTTCAACGTTTCCAGATGTGTTAATTCTGACGTAACCTGAGCCTGCGGCAGAACCTCCGCTGTGACCTAAAAGAGTTTGGGCGCCCGTGGATGTGTCTATATTAGCCTTCGACGTAATATAAACCTCGTAGTTCGTCAAGTCTATTTCGGGGATGCTCACATAGTCATTAACACCATCAAACAACTTACGCTGATCAATCTTCGCCCCAACTCTCTCAGTGACCACACCGTCACTATCGACAGTGTTAGCGTTTAGAGTGTCCAGGCTCACGGGGTCAGAAACAACGGCGCTTACTGTCTTGTTGCTTTGCCCTGTAACGTTTTCTACCTGTATTGCACTCACTGTGCATTGGGTTGCTGGAGTGCCAGAGTTGCCACCAACCACGTACACTCGATAATTGCTATTGTTTGCAGCCGTTATTGGAGCCGTCGTATAGCTGGTGTAGTTCTCTGTGAGTACGATGTCGAATATATTGTTTATCGCTGTACCACCAAAAACCTCCATTCCAAGGCGAACGGTTTTACCAATGTCCCCTGCTACCGTGGCCTTTATAGACCAGCGATGTACAAAGGAGTCATTTACTCCAGCGCCGACGTTTACAAATGCGTCAGTCACTTGTACCCGGTTTCCTGACGAAGTGTCAAGCCCAGTAACATCCCATTCGCCAAGGGGCCCGTCATTGGTTCCGGAGATTAGTGTCGCGACCCCAGTACCCACATTATTTAAAGTCTTACCGTTAGCCAGGTTTACTACATCCCGAGTACCACCGCGCGCAGCCTCATTAACCGCAACCGTTATTAAACGTTTTTCCCAATTCTTTACCGTGGCTTGATCACCGTCACGATCGAACGCCGCGCCATCGGGATTGGCTATTTTAAAATCGTGAGTTACTGCCGCCATTAGAATTTAATCCTACGTCCGTTATTACTGTTTCTAAAGTGGTTTGGAAGTTCATGAAATTGAGTGACACCATCCTCATCAATATATGACGGTCGCGCTTTATCGAACGAGGTTGAAAATGGATAGATCGGTGCGCCAATGATGACACGGCGATCGCGAGTGACCGTCAGTTCAATTCGCTTTTCTTTACCACCATCTAACGTAGCCGCTAACTCGATAGGATCGCGAACCATAACCTTAGTGCTCTCACGAATGAACGTACCGAACGGCACTAACTCTAACCCGTCCTGATACTCGAACGCGCCTGCAACTGTGCTACCAACATGTGCTGCTAACACAGCCGTTATGTCAGCAACGGTATTGAGGTCATTCTTGTCAATGTTCAGCACAAATCGCGCCCATTGCGAACCCGCATGAAAGAAGCGAACGGCAAAGTTCGTAGCTGACCAATCGATACCATCCCACAACTTAGCGTTGTCGCGCTGATCTTTATCCATTCGCACAGTACGTCTAAAGTTGTCGTCAGCTGCCTTCTCTTTCGTTTCCTCCTGGTAGATGTTCCAGTTGGTCAGTAGCGACAATAGCGACGGTACGATGTTGACCGGCAGATCGAAGTGTACTTGCTTAGCAGGCATCTTAGTTCAGCGCAGTGACGGTCATTACGCCCGTATCACTCTCCGCTATTACCGCCATGTGCGTCCACAAGCCATCGCTCGTTTTGATGTCTTCGATGCGCGTGCCGTACACCACCATGCCAGCGCGAACAAACTGCGTGGTCGGGGTAGCGGTAACGCCAGTGCTACTGCCCCAATTAACATACATGTCAACATTGCTGCTGATCTCAACAACCGCTGCCTTATCGCCATTGACAAGAGTTGGTAACACTACCTCTTGACTGGTGCCGGTCACTGTCGATTTGGTCACTTGCAACGTGGCCGACAGTACTTGGATTGCACGACCATTACTATCGATCGGCATTGATGTGTTTTCGGGCTTACTCATTATGCTGCTCCAGCGAGACAATCTCGCAACTTAGTTAAAACGTTAATTCGCTTGTTGTGCTTTTGAAACAAACTGAAGCTATCCTTCCTGATCTTAGCTTTCAATTCGTCAGTTAATTCAATGGTCCAGTAACCGTCATGTTTGACAGGTTTCTGCTTTGTCAACTTCTTTACGATAGACGGCATCTTAGTATCATACTGCGTTACGTACAACTTTTCATAGCGATCAGACCATCGATCGACCAATGTACTTGCATCTGCCCATGAAAACGCCGCGTAATCCTGATCAACAGCGTCAACCAACGCCCGCTTCATGGCAAGACTCAGCCACGCATCATTCTTGAAGGGAGCATCTGGCACGCCACTCTCATCAGTCATTATCGCTTGTTCCAATGACGTTAGTTCGTCAATGTCAGCTTGCTCTAGCGGTCCATAAGCCTCGATCAACTCAGTGACAGACTGGAACAACTCACCCTCACTGGTGCTTTGAGGTTTACGGTCAGGGTTAGTCAACAGCTGTGCGACCGCTCGCTTATATTGAGCGCGTGGATATTTAGTTACACCATCGTCAACGCTAGGTCTGCCGTAATTATCGGTGAACGATACATCGGGAAACATTCGCTCAAACGTGGTGATCGCCTTTTCTTTCACTACATCAATATCAAGCTCGTTGAATGCGTCGTCTTGATAACCTTGCTGCCGTCCGGTCTGGTGCCAATCCGATTGCAACTCATCGATGAAGTACGCTTTAGTTGGGCCAACTGGTTCGGTAACTTCCTTTTTGAAAACGCGGCCAGTATCGACATCGTACCTGTAACCTTTAGCTGCATTCGCTTCACCTTTTTCCAATTTAGCTTTGTAAAAATCGACAATTTCTTGATCAGTTGAATCAGTTATATTGCTTGGAGTATTACCACGGCTAATCTCTTCACCTGTGTCAGCACGAGTGACGAATACCTGAGTACGTGAATCCTCGCCACCACGTTCAACATTAATCTCAATACCGCCTACCACTTCTGTCTCAGGCTCAATGATAGTGTCCGGCATTACTCCCAACTCACGATCGTCAACGCGAATGAATGCCACAATGTTCGGATCATCAAAGTGGGCGCTCTCGACAAATTCGCCGTCCACTTCCGGCAGCGTTAACTTCAGCTCACGATAGTTATCGTAATCACCTTCCATGACGTAATCTTCCCATTTGGTCGCTGTGCTGCTTTCAGAGTCAGCGGTTAGACCGTTATCACGAAAATGCTCACCAGCCTGAATAATCATCTCACCTATCGAATAATTCTCACCTATATCAACTCGACGTTGCTGATCTAACACCCTATCGAAAAGACTGTAACCAACGTCATCATTGCCGTGAATGTAAAAAGTACGACCGTCAATTTCAGCTTCGTACTTCATGTACGGATTGTCGAGGTATTGACTTTCAGCCTCACTTTCAACAACAACTTTGATTTCATCTCTAGCTTCTGATCGCAAATCATTTACATCAGCATCGGTGTTCTCAAGCAGCCACTCTGCTTTATCTGAACTCTCATCCAATTCGTCAAGTTGTTCTTGCTGGTCTGACGGTAAAGCATGGTAGTAATTAGAAACGAATGAGTCAGGATTATTGTCAACCCACTCAGTCATGAATTGATCAGCATCAATAATGTCATCGCTGTTACCATTGTCAAAGTCACTCATGTAGTCATCTACCAAATGCTGCCAATTCTGAGAGTCATCATCGACTTCGCCGTCACTCCACACATCGGGATCATCGGTGTCAGTACCCTGTTCATCAGCAACGATCTCTTCGATCACCACGCCATTTTGTCGGACGTAAGCGGCCACTTGATCGCGTGTCAGTTTGACATCAGCGTTCGACTTCAGATAGTCCTCAAGTCCCAACCATTCGATCTCTTCTTTCTTGACCGGCAAGCTCGACACTTTCGCCCATATGTCCTTACCTTTAGCGCCACCGTCGTTCTTCCATTGCGGCAACTTCATCTCAAGCACGCCTTGCTCGACCGCGCTGTACAATCCGATCGCGTTACGTGCGGCAGCGGTTTGATTGAGTGTGGTAGTTGGGCTATCAACGCTCTCGAATCCTTCACGGTATTCAACGCTTGACGTTGGGTGAATCATCCCATTGTTGAGTGCGGCCAATCGTCCACGCTGCCAATCTTTTGCAGGCGTTGTCGGTCGCTTATCCTCAACAGCGGCCATCTCTTCAATCAAGTCAGGCTCAACACTATTGAAGCCCTCATTGAATCCAGCACTCGCATCAGGTGATATGCCAGCGCCTGATAAAGCGGCAATACGACCACGACGGACATCACTGTCAACGCCAGTAGCACTGTCACCGAACCCTTCTTTGAATGAGTCACTCGCGTCAGGCGACACACGACCATTCATTTGAGCCGTGTTCAATCCACGCTGATACTCTTGTCTGTCAGTACGTGCGGCAAAGTCAGTGGTGCGACGCGCCTGATTCCCACCTTCCGGCGCTGGCGCATCATTGAATCCTTCCTGATATGACGCATTAGCACCATCGGGTAACGGCAACCCTTCAAGCGCGGCGATACGACCACGTTGATATTCTTTATCGGCTTGCTGCAAATTGACATCGGCTGTTGAGGGTCCAATCTCGATGCCTAAATTCATCTCTTCAAAAACTTGCGTCGGCGCCAGTCCTAACTGTTCAGACTTAGATTTAACGTAGGCGCTGATAATGCTCGCTGATGTACGTGCGTCAGCCTTGCTTTGTCTGCCTGTAGCGACAAGCGCTTCACTCACACGACCTTGGATGTCATCAACTTCAGATTGTCGCTCAGCGGCCTTCTGTGCCTTCCTGAGTATAGGTTCATCGCTACTGTTTTCCAGCTCGTTCAGTGACCGGCTATTGGTGCTCAATCTCAAGTGGGGGCGTAGCTGTTCAATGAGGACTTCATCGCGTGCCACTTCAGCCACGAACTGATCCATACCTATCTCAACATCAACGCCTGTACCGTCAACTTGATCGATCATGTAATCCGGCGCATTGTCCATATTGGCAACCACTTCAGCCGATACGTACACCTTACGATCGCCACCTGACAGTTGCATAAAGCTCTTGAGCGCTTCCGCATCGTTCGTGCCGGTCTCACTCTCGCCCGCTAGCTTTACGATGGTATCAATTTGACCTTGATCACTTTTAGATTGAGCAATCTCTTCAGACACTTCAGCATTTGCGCGACCACGGTCACGACCTGGAGTGGCCATATTGATCAAGCCACGAGCGATCGAGCCGGTAATGCCCGCCACTGTACCGTCGTGCGCGATACCTTTAAATATTTCAGCGTCGGGATTAATGGTCGCTTGTTCAATCAATGACTGACCGATGTTCTCGATCACTTCCGAGACGGCCTCACCACCGCCTGCAAGCGCAACGTCCGTTAGCTGCCGCATCACCGCGTTTTTAATCTTAGGGGGCGCACGCTTGAGAATGAAATTAAGTCCTAGCTTTTCACTCAATGCAGTGACCGTACCGCCCGCTAATAGCGCTGCGTCGTGTTGACCTTCCACGCCCAACTTTTCTTGACGCTCGGCTTGTTGATCAACACCCTGACCGAACAGTATTGGAAACGCAGCCGCGGGAGCAACCAATGTCGCACCGATTTGAAAGCCCAGCTGACCTAAACCACTCGCGACATCGGTGGCAAGGTTGCTGTCTCCAGGCTTATAGAATTCAGCGGTCGTGTCTTTGAGGTATGAACCCGTAGCGCGAAGTCCACCACTGACCATCGTCTTACCGTCGCCTTGTAAAACTTCCTCATCTAATCGTAAAGGTTTAACACCGCGAGCTTTAGCGACACCCATTTTAGTAAAAGCGCGAGTGAACACTTCAAGCGTGCGACCGATACCTTCGGCACCCATACCAGCGCCTTGAAAGAATCCTTGAAACGATGCTAGGATCACATCATCTAACCCAACACTGCCATCAGCGCCCTTAGCGACAGCTTCGTCAAGACCGGCGAGAATGCTGAGATCGTCTTTAGCAACGACCGCGTTGTCCTCATCCTTCAGCCATTCTTGTAGCGCTGGATTGCCACCAATGATCGCTTTGTTAGCTTTCATTTTCTGATCGTCAACCAACTGCTGCCGATTACGCTCAACGGTATCGATCGGCAATTTCAATTCTTTACCTAACTTTAAATCGTCAACGGTTCGAGCTTGCGCTTTATGCAGATTCAGAATGGCCTGACTGCCATTATCGCTATCATCGTTAGCGCCGAAGTCGTTGAGGAATCCTAGCTGGTCATCATTTAGCGGCACGATTGATCACCTCTTGGAGTACTTCAGCAAATTGCTCATTGCTTGGATCGATGCCTTTAGACTTGAACATGTTAACCACAGCTTCGAATTCTTCAGGATTGTTAGCCGCACGATCGCGTTTCAAGTTAATCCAATCATCATCGGTCATTTCGATGGCGCGCTTGTCAGCATCGAATCCGAACCAGCCAGCATCAGGCACACTGTATTCCATCAGTGCTGAATCCATAAATTTTTGCGTCTCCGCTTCAGTAGGTTCACGACCGTTGACAGCTTGTTCACGTTCATACCAGTTAGACATCTTGTCTGTCAGTACTTGCTTGGCCTTAACCGTGTCAGCCTTGCCGAGATCGAGCTTGCCGATCTTAGCGCTCATAGATTGCTGAGTCGTAAATAACGGATTGATAGTGCCTTCCGCTTTAGCTGTTTCCTCAGACCATCGCTTCAAATCAGATGCGTTCAGTGAGCCAGCGTTGGCCATGAATGCCTTGCGAAGCTTCACACGATCGCCACGACCGGCAAGTTGAAACAGCATGTCCTGCACATCTGGGTCACTGTATTGCCTGGGCACACTGAATTGAGCTTCAGCCGCGATCAGTTGCTTATAGGCATTGACGCCCATCTCATCAACGGTCGCGTCATCAATGTCGTTAACCGAGAGCTTGCCCGAACGAACATCATAGTAGTTAGCCTCAAACAAGTCGCTCTGACGTTCGACCTTGGCCCGCTCACGTTTGGAGTTGTCATACTGGTATCGACGGTTGACCTCATCACGTTTTTTAACGTCACTGATCTTATCGATTTGCACTTGAGCTTCAGTAGACGATAACCCTTGATCCATCAACCCATCGACTGTGTTCTGCGCACCCTGAGCTACGATCTCAGCACGAGCCGCACGTTCAAGTTTAACAACAGTTTCAGGCGCTAACCCTTTAGCCTTGCCCGCTTTGATAGCTGCCAATCGTTCAGTCGGTTCGAGCGTCTCCAATCGACCGCGAGTGATGCTCAACTTAGCATCAGCAATCATGGCTTGACGTTCTTGAGCGTTGAGAATCTCTTCACCTTGCGCCGTCCATCCTAACCCTTCGATCAATTCAATGTTTTCATCGTCACCTGTAGCAACAGCTTGATCTCGTAATACCTTAACGGTGTCAGTAATGTCAGCGCGCTCACTGTCTTTGTATTTAGCATGTGCTAACTTTTCAACACCCGCTCGCTTTTGCGCGATGGTGCCTTGATGATGTGCTTCAAATTCAGAACGCGCTCGTGGGCTACGAATGCCAGCCGCTATTTCACCGACACCTTTAGTGAAGTTTTCCTCATAACGATCAGCTAACGTGGTGTGATCATTATCGTGATTAGCTTCCTGATCACTCTCAGCGATTAACGTCTTGAGAGATGCTTCCGCTTTGATTGAGTCGTAACGATTCTGACTGTCAGCAATAGAGTCGCCCAATGTAGTGAGCGACTGACCGATCATCTTGATACCAGCATTGCCGGTGCCCGCACCTTTGTCAGTTATGACAGATGTGGCACCCTGACTGATAACGCGAGTCATCGCGTCACTTGTAGGTAATCTAGGCATTGTAGTAGTCTTTGGCATCTTTCAGCACAGTAGATATGGCGGCATTGTTACCGTTGTTCTTAGCACGTCTGCCTTGCTTGCGTTTTATTTCACCAGCGTATTCATCACTGCGCGCAGCCGTCTCAGAATTGAACAGTGTGGTGCTAACATTCTTGTTGCCAACAGCCAATGTTCGATCACGCTCAGCTGTCACGTCAGCGCTCGCACCATCAACACCACTAGCCGCCGCGTTAGCTCTGATCGCCGAGTCGCGTATGGAAGCAATGCGTCGTTGCTCACGAGCTTGCTCAGCACCAGCCACACGCTTAGCATTAGCGTTACGACCAAGCTGTGCCGCTTCAGCCTTACGCGCTGCTTCAGCATGCACACCGTCCGACCTCTGACCCAATGCCGTCGCTGCTGTACCCACCAATCCTATTGCCGCTGCCATATTAAAACCCCTTGATCGTTGTAATCTACAAAACCGATCGTTCTTAAAAATTTCTCAGCCGTTGGCTCGTGTTCATCAATTGTCGCATAGACTGGCGCATTGCAGTCAGCGATGATCTTGATGACTTGTCGAGCCGCTTTAACGACTGTCCTCTTGTCTGGTCGATCATTACGATCGAGTGAACTAAACGCGATAATTGATTCTGGACCGTACACAATACCGCCCATACCCACAACAGCGCCGTTGTCATCACGTTCGATCGTGATCGCACGGTATGTGCCTCCGCATCGGATTCCATTGAGAGCGATATCGTCACCTTCACGACTGTTCCGTACCGTGTATGTCATAAATCATTGCCATTATTTTACAAGGTCGATCCGCCCGAATGACAACACGCGAGTCAGCCTCGTATGCGCCGTTGAATTCGAACGGTGTCTTATGATATTCAGCCTGCAATAGCTCGCTGTCAACGTCCTGACCTATCTCAATTCGTGGCAGGCTTTCTAACAATTGAGTAGTGGGTCCAACTTTCAAACCAGCATGAACCCAATTGCGTAGAATGAGTGCCATTGCCACAATCCGCTTACGCTCGCGCAATACTGACTGTTGCAAATAGCCGCCTAACCTGGCTGACTTGTAGTCTGCAATGAACTGCAAACCTATAGTGACTGACGCCCATGAATCCGACACAGTGATTTCACCGCCGAACACAGTGTGACTCTCACGGTAACGATCATCAGCATGTACGTGAACGGTCTGACCTTCGAACTGTGACAGACCAGTGATGGTCGTGCCTGGAGAAGTGAGCACGAGAGCGTTATCAAAATACTCAGTGGCCGCATCTCTAATGCGTGACATCTTCTCGATCGTTCGATCACCGTTGCGATTGACAATGAAATATATCTTATCTTCGATCACACCTGGAAGCACGACCACATTCTCAAACAGTCCGTCAGTGCTCATACGTGACCATGCTGCGACGTTCTCAGCGCGGTCCACCAGATAGATACGAACAGTGCCATCGTCAAGCACACAGAACAGACGTGTCTCAGGCTGACGTGCTACCGCGATACGTCTGATCTTAGGATCGCAAATGGTTTGATTTAATGTCATCAGGTCCAATGCCTGATTACTATCGTTAGCGGTATCGTAAGCCAGCTGAAACATTTTAATACGTGATCGCTGGACAAAGTATAAGTAGCCGTCAACCTTCGATATGTCAGTCTCAGCGCTGCCTTGAGTACTACCCGACTTGAGATTGGTGTTACTAGGTGTCAAAGGCTCACCGAACGAACTAGAGCGCACGGTAATCTCTTCACTTGCGGTGCCCATGACCAGTCTATTGATTGAACTCAGCCAGTGAATGTTATCAACGGGACCGAAGCCGATCGTCTTAGCAATACTGGCAGCGTCGCCTACAGCATCGATGTCGAACGAGAAGTAATCATCTGACTCACTGCCGCGAAGCTTGTTGCGACCGGCCCACCATAAACGACCCTCATCTAACCCAACGCTCGTGGGGAATCCGTCAGCTTTCCAGATGGATGCAAACCAATCGTCAGTAGTGGTCGTGGCACCAAAGTCTTGCAGCACTTGAATCTGAACAACAGTGGTCGATGTAAACTCGACAACGCGAGCGATGCCTTCAATGCTACCAGTGCTGATCTGCAAGTTAAGTTCAACAGTACCACTGGTGTAATCACCGGTCTTAACGTGCAACCGATAGAAGAATATACCGTTGTCCAATTCATCGTTGTACGTTTTGTTGGTGACACCTGTGTACGTCTCGTCCGCCACGTCAGTCCAGATAACATCATCAGCTGACTGCTGCAAAGTAGCGGTGCCAACGAACGTGCCGCTGACATCAATCGTGAACACTCGCGATGCGCCAATGCCGGTAATACGAATGCTGTTGGTGCCGTTATCTTCAGCAGATACAGACGCCGAGACTTCCTGACCGCTCGACACGAGTTTAAACAGCGACCCCACGTCAGTAGCCAAGAACAAAGGATTGCTCGCAGTGAGTGTTGTGTCGCCTGTGAGCGCACCTGGAATGAGAGTAGTATCAGTTACGTTGATATCACCGAACGGTCCACCACCAGTCTGATAATCAATCACAGACCATGATTTAACGCCACGACGTTCGATAACGAAGTGAGCGCCGCCAGTGTAGGCAAGAAACATAACGTCAGCCGACTGAGCAAATCGCAAGCTCTCAAGCTGCGAGGTGGCCACACCGGTAGCCAACGACAATGTGCCAGCCGCTTCGAACGCCAAGCTATCGATCAACGTGGTCGTGTTCTTGTCGTTGGTCAATGTGATGGTGACGTTGCTGTCAGGCGTGAACACCAATGAATGAGTGCCTTTAGTGAGCACACCGTCGAATATTTCAGTGCTCGCGTTACCGGTCGTCCCAATACGTAGACGCACGCTGCTACGCGCCACGATCAGCCGTAAAGCGTGCTCAGCACCCACTTCAGTATCGGCAATCGTTTGATAGAGCGTAGCAGCGGTTGTCTTAGTGCCGAGCAAGGCAGCGAATCCACCAGCCAGAAAAGTAGTGGTAGCACCCGCACCATTGTCAGCGGTCCATCCGCTAATATCGGTGTCAAAGGTGCCATTGGTCAGCGTGCTCGTGACGGCAGTGCGAGTGATTAAAGCGTCACTCACTAACGGTTGCATCAAGGCATCACTGAACAATAAGTTTGCCGCGTTCTCAGTCGAGGATATAAAGGGTATCTGATAAGTCTGACCGGACAACGCGGCAATATGGAGCGTCCCAGGTCGATACATCATCGGCCCGAGTCGCAGTGGTAGGAAATTATTCATCAACTCACAGGCGTCATTGACCTTATCAACGTCATCACGCGCCATTGCGTCAAGATCGATCTCGCCGCGATTGAATTTATTAACGAGTGTGGAAAGTTTCACTAACCTGCCTCACCTGGGCGACCTTGTGAGTTGCCTCTAAATCGTGAGCCAATCCAATCGCCGCCTGATAAAATACGTGGGGGTGCAGCCATCGCGTCATTGCTGGTCGCTGTCGCCCATCGTTCATCCCATTCTTTCTCTGATCGATCACAGTCGGCACCTTCACCTTTGAGATGAGCGCACGCATCGTAAGCCGCTCTCGCGCTCACTAGGCGACGGAAATGAACTGGCCATTGTGATGGCGAGTTAAGATAATCACGACTGACGTACTGCAAGAATATTTCAGTCAAATCAGCGAAAAAGTATTGACCCTCATCTTGATAATGCTTCAGAGGTGATTGCAAATACTCATCACTGTAGACACCATCGATACGCAATAAGTCGATCGGCTTGGCCAATGCGTATCGTAATCCATAAGCAGGTGTAGCACTTGGATCGAATTGAATTTTGATCGTGGTGAACCCGAACGTCCAGCCGGTATCTTCCAGCAAACTCTCGACTAATTTAGCATCGATCGCTCTATCCAATTGACGGCGGCGGTTTGAGTCATCGCTGGCGCTGGTGATCTCAGGTAGTCCCATCACCTGGAGTGCGTCATTGTACAAATGCAACCATTCACCTGTCAGCGATGTGGTCGATGCGCTTGATCGAATCTCAGGCTCATTACTCTTGTTGAGTAAGGTGACAGCCTCAACGCGATCCATGAAGGTCTGACTGATGTTCGCAAATTCGTCAGTGGTCAATCGTACCGCTAACTCTTTAGCCATGTACGAGCTGACAGTACGAACGAATGTGGGCGACCACCGTGCGATATCTGTTACCGAATTACTCACGTAACGTAAATGCACAACATCATAGTCAGTGTAGATAACACCGTCTTCGATCAGTTGGCGATTGACCTTCTGATCCATCTTATCATCGCTGTACGGCATGATCATCGTCACGTAATCTGACGGCAATGTGTGCGCAGCAGTGAAGCCTGAATGAGTAGACGGTGGCGCTGAAGGTGTGTTCAACACAACTGTCTTGCGGGCGAATACAGGTTTGGCAATTTCCAAGCAGAAATCAACAGCGCCTAGATCGTAAACGCTATCGAGTCTGTAACGAGGCTCCCTATTCTCATCGACCGCGGCAAGCTGCCGTTCACCGAGAAGTAAGAGTGCGTCGTTATAAATTGCCAGTTTAGTAGTCATTATCTTGCCCGAGCTGAGATCAATTCGTCACGTTCCTGGTACGCTTTCGCTTGAGTTTCGATCATCTTAATGACGACCTCACCCGTCTCGCGATCAATTACGCACCATTTGTTTTTCTTGCGGTTCTCGACAATGAATGCCGACTTGTCACCAATACTATCATCGGTGATCTCTTCAAGCTGGTAGTCATCAAGAATGGCAACAGTGACTTGACTACCCTCCTTGTACGTAACGATCGCCTTGGCGAGCCACGTTTGATTCTCAGGCATGATGCGAAGTTCATCGCCTACGTCGATTTTACCAGCCATGTTGACCCACACTATAGGATCGGTAACGTTCTCAACTGTGAAACTGTCCGGTACTGTGATAGCCCACATTTGAAAAGCGTGTTGTTGCATTTGGCAAGCGCTAACACCTAAAGGTGTTGCTGTTTTTGTTTTAGCGTTCATGGTAGTTATTACCTTTGTGGTTATAGAAAAAAGAAAGGCACCCTGCATTACTGCAACGTGCCTTCCAAGCCAAAACTATAAATGACCGGATTAATCCGTGTCAGTTGCAGCGACGGCGGTGCCGTCAGTGAAGTCAACCGCGCCGTCTGCTGATGCATTACACACCATTATTGCAGACGCAAAGTCGTCAGTGTCTACCATCAACAGTACGTCGCCAGCCTTAATACCTAGATCGAAACCGTCAGTAAAATAGTTAGCAACTCGTACTGCCGCAGCATTGTCGGTGGACGTGTAGTACCAAAGGGCACCACTAGCCGCACCAACTGACTGAGCGATTAAACGCGGAGGATTTGTAGTAGCATAAGCCATGATAATTCTCCAGTTAGTTTAAGACAGTGCGCTGTCGTCATGTCGCATCTTGATCACGCCGCTGTTTTGCAACAGTTTTGATCCCATATATGCGGTACAACGTGCCCACGATTTGTCGTTCTTTTCGTCATAACCAACGAAAGTAGCGATGCTCTCAGTGTCGCAAGCATGGCCGATAGCAGCACGGTCGTACAAGAAACAAGTAGAGTCAGCGGTGCCAACACCTGGAAGCGCTTCGTCAACGATCCAGTTGATGCCATACCAGTTGAACGCATCGCTCATAGAAGCGCCTTCAAATGGTTGTGCTTTGATGTAGTCAGCACTTGCAAACTCTTTAAGCGCCATCAAGTAGCCGTGGAAGGCTGGAGTGATAGCCGCAAACAAATTACCGGACATTTTGCCAGCACTTGCGTTACGTAATTGAGTTTTCGCTTTAGACACTAACGTTAGAGTTACGACTGATGCCGCTCCCCATGTAGTAGTGGCCGTTACGAGCGCGTCGTAGATGTCATCGTCAATCTTGCGATTAACAACCGCCATGCTAGTTTCCTGCATAATACGGCGACCGTCACCTTGAGATGCAAAGATGTTGAACTTAGTACGTTCAGGAACATCATGCCATTCTTTCAGTGTGGCCGTGAATTGGTTCAGGTTGTCGGGACGGGTAGGAATGTCGCCATTCGATCCGCGTGTAACTGCTGTAGCACCACCAGAGTCAGCAACAAGGAAAACCGCTTCATTACCATTCACTTCGGTTTCAGTCGTAACTGTCTTCCGAATTAATGATTCACGTTTTTCAAAACCTGCTACAAATTCTTGACGGTACTGTCGTTGATAAGCTGTATCAGCCATCGGAGTATCCTCAAAAGTTAAAAGTTAAATAATCTCAGCTTTTGAGGAGTCCGTTACGTCCAATCGCAGGGTTTTAGCGGCTGTTCAACGTGGTCAATTTACCAAGTGGGGGTGATGGTAAACCCGACGAACGGTACTTGTCAACCATCGCCCCGTTTTGTCAACTACCTATTCTGCGCTTCAATGGCCGTCTCAGCGTCATACAAGTCACGCAGTCTCTTCTGTGCTGGCTCATCTTTATGCCATCCAGGCGTACCCATGCGGCCTTCAAGCGTTTTGATCTCTTCCTTGATCGTGCCCATCTGGTTAACAGCATCGCCCACGACAGTAGCGCCAGGGTTAACTTTGCGAGCCATATCGCTCATGAACACCATGAACTCAGGCGAATTGAACAATGCTTTACCGTCAGGCAGTCGAGCACTGGCGACACCTTCGCGAATAGCGTCCGGCATTTGACTGACCAGATTGCGAACCATGTTCGTGTTGGCCATCACGTCATTGCCCCACGCTTCTTTAAGCGCTGCGTTAGTGGTGCCGGTGTCAACTTGATCTTGAACGGCGCGCTGCTGCAATTCCACTTCACGCGATTGAAAGAAAGCGTTCGCCATTTTAGTCATGGCGTCAGCGGGAATGTTGTTAGCGTGTGCAATCTCAAGCATAGGGTTGAGTATGGCGTTATCAGCCTCACTCACGACAGTGCCATCATCGAACGTGATGTCATACTTGTCGGCTGATTCAGGAACGCCCGCTTGTTCACGGTACGCGGTCAACTGTTCGTCAGTCATGTCAGCGGTAGCGATGGGCGCTATCTGACCGGCCGCAACCATGTCCTTAGTATCTTTAAAGCTTTTCATTGCCGACGCGAAATCAGGGCTACGTTCTAACAGTTTCAGTAAGCCGACATCTTCACCCGCTGCTTGCTGTCGCCAATCTTCCGGCAACGTAGTCTGATCAAAGTAGCTGGCGACGGCTGGAGTAACAGGTGCGACAGGTGCAACAGCTGGGGTAACAGGTGCCGCTGGTGTTACTGGTGCAACAGCTGGGGTAACAGGTGCCGCTGGTGTAGGCTCGCCGCTAATGGGAGTAGCGACCGGCTCTACTGGTGCAACGGGAGCGACTGGAGTACCGCCATCACCTTCAGCAGCTGGATTAAACAATCGGTGCTTTAGATTCCACATCTTCAAATTTTCCTATTGGCGTTTTGCATATTTTAAGTATTTGCTGCCCGACATAACCACGACCGGCTAGGAAGGCAGTTTGATCATGGTCGTTGGGCACGAACAGTACGTCATGCGACCGCGATAGCTTATTGACGATTACGTGGATCGCCAGTTGTTGTTGTGCTGGAGTAGCTTCACCCGACTGTAACGCACGAATGGCGCGCTTATCGATATCATCTAACGGTTCAATAGCAAAGCATTGTTCGTTCATGCAGCTGGTGGCGGTCCAGCCTCAGCGGCCATAGCGGCCATCTGCTGCATTGCTTCAGCTTGTCTGCGTTGCTGGACCTCTTCTGGATCACGCAACCATGCTGCCGGTGCTCCAATGCCTGCAATGGCCTCACGTAAAGCCTCATCAACGTCAAAGTGTTGAATGCTGCCAGGATCGACAGCGGCGGCTTCTGCGAGCAATCCGGCCACGTTCTTGAATTGTGCGGCGCGCTGTTCTTCTTCAGCCTCACTCAATGGTGACTTGAATTTGAACTCAACGTCAGCGCCTTGCAATGATTCGGGTATGTCAGCTGGTGATCCTAACAGTCCGTTACTGAAGGCGATGTCGAACGATAGCTCACACAGTTGACCGTTGTACTCACTCTCAAGTGGTGCGAATAGGGGAAGGTTCTCGCGACGGTATTGCTTCATACGCTCGCTGACTTCATAGGCGGTCATCTCGCGACCCATGTCAGGTAGCGATATTTTGTTGAGATAGAACGCGCTGCTCAATATATCTTTGATCTCATTACGCTGACTGTCACCAATGGGAAAGCCGCCGCGATCTTGCGGCAACGTTCGTAATGCTGATCCTAATCGTTCGTCATATTCTTTATCAACCCACGTCACACCGTTAGCGCTAAGATCAACGTCACCCCTGATCACCTTTTGCGTAGCGATAATGGGCGGTCGTGCATAACGTTCAGCCGCTTCGAGCAATGTGTACGTCATTGCCTGTAACGTTCGAGCGTCCGGTAAGGCAATGATGGTCGCTGGTGAGTAAGCGTAAGGTGAACCGGCAATAGTTTGGAATCGTGGTATCACGTACATCTTGTGATTGATGGGCATCTCTTCAATGATGTGATCGTTGTCGAGATCAAAGAATACTGACATGTACGGGTATTGACCTTCAAGATCAGGGTCGTACATGTCCATCGGTAAAACCATGTGACGAATGTTGCAGTCAGCCATTGGCTTTGTGCTCATTTTTTCAACTACACGTTTGTGAACTTTATCAGCACCGAAGTATTGAATCAGATCACGCACTGACGGCTTCCATCGACGGCTCACACCGCAGACATCACCGGCCTCATCATCGAACCACGCAACGTCACGTAGATGCCAATTGCGATACAACAATCCGGTGCGATATTTGTTCATCTCAACGCTAATGACGCACTGACCGAACGTGGCGTAATCATGATCGCCTTGCTTAGTGCTGCGAACGAATCCAGCCTTACGATCGTCAATTAAAAATCGCAAACCATCGGTGCGAGACTCAAGCCATTCTTGACCTGAATGATCAGTCTCTTCGACGGCCATATCGAACCAGTCACCACTGCGCAACATGGCACTAAAAGAGTTGCCAAGATCACGCCTAAACATGATGGGAGTTGAATCGACAAGATGGTCGGCTAACTCGTTACCTAAATTGCGAACGACCGTGAAGTCAGCGCGCTCAGGATAGAAGTTATTTGCGAGCGTTTGCCATAGTGAAAGGATGCGCGAATGCTTCGTGAACATGTCACTGTCGCGCTGCTTTAAATCATTGAGTGTGAGCTTAGCCAAGAGTGGAGCTACCTGACAATACGGTGGACGCTCGACCGGTGTTGGCCTTACGCTTTCGTTTGGTCGCTTTCTCACTGGCTTCCTGGTCGCCAAGGGGTACGACAACGGGCGCTTTTTCTTCTTCCAATTCACCAAACAAATTCAATGGGTCAGCGAGCTTATCGACAAGTGTACCCTCCTTCATGATACCTAAAGGGTCGAACATAATCTTGCGCATGTCACCAAGTGAGTTGGCCATAGTGGGTACTACCGTTCGTCGGGAATGGCGAGATGATACACCTTGTCAGATCGAACGGTCAAATCGTGAGGCACCAGAAGGGGGTGTAATGACTCTAGGTGGCTTGTCGCCGTGCTTCTCATGCTGGGCTACGATACCTGGGAATAGCTCTGTGAACGCCCAAACATAGGCGTCAGCGCGGTTAGGCGATCGTGTGCCAGTGTAACCGTTGGTGGTCATACCTGTTAGCTCATCCTCAAGCAATGTGTGGTGTCCGACCATGTGAATCTTGCCTTGAGCGGCCAATGATGAGATCGGTTCAGCCCTGATCGTCTTGCCGCGAGTGGCCACAACGGGCTTGTAATTGATCGTATCATCATGAGCGTGAACGATCGCTCTGACCATATCACCCCCATAGTTAGACTCGCCAACCACGCAGTCAGCCATGTGACGTTTGTATGTTTCACCGACCAACAAGCCCCACTCTTCCGGCGAGTACTGACCTGTTAAATCTTCGAGCATGTAGCCGTGATTATCGTGACCTAACGCAGCGACCACAATGCCGATATCATCGCTACGAGAATCGATATCACCAGTCGTTCCACTTGGATCAACAGCAACGACAATGCGCACCCATTGCGGCAGTGGATTGTCTTCATCATGTCCTAGCTTTCTGTGCAGTGCCAAGTCTTCGACAGTCCATAACGCACCGACCGCAGCATCAGCGAATTCACCGTCACGAAAACGCTTACGAGCACGCTCCGGTAAGTTGTCTAATTCACTCAAATATTCGGGCGCTAAGTTCACCGCGTTATCTTTCGGATTCATTCTAAAGTATCGAAACTTGAACGGATCAGGATACGGCGTGCGATCGATAGGATCTTCATGTTCAATGAATCGTTTGTACGTCCAGTGAACTTTTGATGGTGGGTTAAAGTCAGTGTAGCTTTTCAGTCGCAGCACTGGCGACTTTTGCGCGAGTCGCGTCAATGCGATAACGATAGAGCTGTACGGAATTTCGGACGCTTCGTTAAAGTAGATCGTGCAGTATTCTTTTCCTAAAACTTTCTCAGTACGTTCCTTGCTGTCCAATCCACAGAACCATATCTCACTGCCGTTAGGCAACGTCATGAACCAGTCTGATTTATTCAGCATAATGTCCATTGATGGCAAGCCTGGGAAGCACGCAGCGATCACATCAGGCATCGTTTCATAAATGATCGCCGCCTTCAGTGCAGTGAACGTATGACGAAAAATTGCGTGACGTGATCCTGGTGCGCGAATGGCTCTGACCAATACAGCGCGGCATAGCATGAACGTTTTACCACTGCGCGCGCCACCACCAATTGCGATGTGAAGCGCGTCACTTGCGAGCACGTCCATCGCACGATCTTGTGCCTTAGTGAGAGTAAAGTTTGTGTCAGAGCTGAGCATCTTTATCGCTTATGGTCACATGAATGTCACTGCTGCCCGCTTGCTTGTGCGCTTCGTATTGGTTGAAGTGTTTCATCAACATGTCGAGCGAACCTTTCTTGTCGTGAAGCTCGATCTCAGTGCTGCTGCCGAACTTACCATCAATCACTTTGTACTTCTTAACGGTGGCGGCAACATCATCATCCATCATAGCAGGCGGTAGTATGCCGCCCCATTCATTCTGCACATCTTTCAGGCTCGACATCGCCAGCCGGTTCACTTCTACCAGCGTGCGATTGGGTGATATCTTGAGCACGTCGTACATCTCAGCTTTCAATTCTTCAATCCTTACCTGAGTTGTTAGATCGTTCATCATGATCACACCACGCTCAACGGCAATGTTAGAGGCCGCACAGCATTCATTCAATGTGACCTCACCTGGAGCGCACAGCTTTTCCTGCACAAAGTGGCGACAAAATGCTTCAGTCTGAAGCGGTGAAAATTCGGCAGTCATTTTAAGACACTCAATTACGTTTTGAGTAGTGTACCACTGGTCGGATTTAAAACGATAACCGCCTCTCAAATCTCTAGTTTTATGATCGTCATTCAATTATTCACGAAAAGTGGTAATTATCGATGGCGAAAAAATACTCTCAACGATGGCCGTATGCTCAAACATAGTACTTAGTTGACGAAAACATCTACATTATTATTTTTAACGACACGCTCTAATTAGGTAGTTTTCTCAATTACTATATACTCTCTTAGAAAATGATAATATTAATAAAAACTTCAATGAAATCAATGGTCGTATTTTTAGAATGATTCTAATGTAATAATGAACAAAGTACTATGTTTGAGGTGTCGGTTATCGTTGAGAGCGTTGTGAAAATACTACCTAATTAGAGCGTGTCGTTAAAAATAATAATGGGGGTGTTTTCGTCAACTAAGTACTATGTTTGACCGTCCACGACCGTTATGATAATGTTAAAAAAACTACTATGATCGAGCGTCCAATGCCAAGACATTTTACACTCCCGATGAGCGAATATCGGGAAATCTCATACTTTCACTTCGTGTTCAACAAGACTCACGGTAAAGATAAATTCTTCTATAAGATCAGAGTTCACAACGATGGTCGCATTCGCGCCAGTGATGAGATGTTAGTGCGGTGTATTAAACATCCTAAGATCGAGTTCACCACTACACCTTTCCGTCATGTCAATTCGATCTACGGTGGTTGTGAGTCCTGCCGCAATCACTCAAGACTTACCGCTATTACAACCAGGGCCACCCGCAAGTTTGATGGCAGGTTTACTTATTCTCAAATCACCAATTACATTTCGCGAGACGTAGAGGTGACCATCATTTGTAGAGAGCATGGGCCGTTCATGGCAACCCTTAAGTCTCACATGAATTCACCCAGCGGTAACTGCAACCAGTGTCGTCAACCCGCCAGGCAACCATCGTTGCGAGTTCGCTGGGTGAAAACGGCACGTCACAAACATGCCTATCGATTCGACTATGGTACTGATTACATTGATCGAGTCACCCCCTCGACGGTGACGTGCGTCAATCATAAGCATTCTTTTTTAATTGCACCATTCAAACATTTGCTATCACCTTACGGCGGTTGTTATCAGTGCAAATGGGTTAGTAAAGCTAAGAACAAATATGAACACCGCTTTACGTACAACGAGCCAGTACCGTCCGGTCACATCGTCACCATCCGTTGCACTAACCCATCGCACGGTGATTTTCTCACCACTCCTGAACTTCACTTGAGCGAACGTAATGGTGGTTGTCCCCACTGCCAAGCATCTCAACGAGATAAACACTAATGAAAATTAAACTGAACAGCGGAGTAACGCTGACATTTAGAGGTATGAACTATTTCATTAACACTATGCCGGAATATCACCACCTGCTCGTGTGGCACAAATGTAATTGCTACGGCCCCTACCGGTATCTCGACCGTGTTCGCATGCATGCGTCGGACTACGATCTTGATGCCGCTCGACTCATTGCACGATGGCCGGACGCTACCTACGCTGAATTAATGGACAGTGATTTATTGCCGTTAATTCAATTAGAGTTCTTAGCGGTTATGTCCTCAACATTCCCCGACTAACGGTAGCAACTATCATCACTCAATCAACTATAGTTACTCAATCAACCACCGGAGTTATAACCTATGAGCAAATACAGCATCAATAGTGACAACCGAATTGTCGCAGTTAGAGAGGGTCCATGGGGACCAGTAGGTACAGTAGGCGGTAGAGTCGATAACTCTGACAATCTATTCCAGGATGGTGATTGCTGGCTGTACGGCAACAGCCGCATGGTCGGCAACAGCCGCATGTACGGCAACAGCAGTATGCACGGCAACAGCAGCATGCACGGCTACAGCAGCATGCACGACTACAGCAGCATGGTCGGCAACAGCCGCATGTACGGCAACAGCAGTATGCACGGCAACAGCAGCATGCACGGCTACAGCAGCATGCACGACTACAGCAGCATGGTCGG